TTGTACGGTAACTCTGCCTACGGCAAGCGCATGGACGGGCCGAGAACTTACTTTTAAGAATTTGCAGGCTCAGACCTTGGTGTCTGCATCTAGCAACGTTGTGTTAATCGACGGCACAGTCGCTGGCACAGCAATCCTCTTGGCAGTTGTAGGAAATTGGGCGACAATGGTGTCTGACGGCACAAATTGGGTCATCATGCAACAAGCCGCTAATAACTGCCTCTTATTGGAGTAAACCATGACAGTCACCGTCAAAGTCCTCGTACCGGCTAAATTTGCCGAGAACGCACAAACAACCCAGTACACCGCGACTGGCGTCACCGCCATCATCGACAAGTTCACCGCGACTAATATCAGCGCGTCTGCCGCCACGATTAGCGTCAACTTGGTCACATCCGCAGGCTCTGCTGGCAACACCAACTTGATCACCAAGACCAAGACCTTGCAAGCGTCTGAGGTCTACACGTTTCCAGAACTGGTTGGTCAAGTGCTTGGCATTGGCGACTTTATCAGTACAATCGCAGGCACAGCCAGCGCAATCAACATCCGCGTTTCTGGACGTGAGGTGACCTGATGAGGATTGTTTACGGCAAAGGGTTTGAGATTGACAAGCCCACTTCGATGCTAGACAAGGTGCAAACCTTGCAAGTCGAAGTGTCTAAGCTGCCTCAATACGAACCTGAAACAAAGCACTATTTCCATGGCGGTATGTACTGCCGTGAAGTGTTTCGTCATGCCGGAGTCTTGGTCGTGGGCGCAGTCCACAAGAAAGAACACTTCTATTTAATCGTGTCTGGTACGGTGGCGATCACCACAGACGATGGGGTGCAAGAGGTTACTGGGCCTCACTTGTTCTCAAGTAAACCAGGAACTAAACGTGCGGTGTATGCAGTTACTGATGCGCTGTGCATGACTTTCCACGCCATCGAGGCGAAAACTGTTGAGGAAGCGGAGGCCGAACTGGTTGAAGCAGAGCCTAATAGCATGTATAGTCTCGGTAATCAAGTTAAACATCAATCATTAGAGGTGCTGCCATGACATTTTGGGTCGCTGGAGCCGTAGTCGTAAGTTCGGCAATTGGAAGCAGCGCGGCCAAAAGCGCGGCTAAAACACAATCCGCCGCCGCAGATCGCGCCGCAGAACTTCAAAACGAGCAGTTTCAACAAACTCGACAGGACTATGCGCCCTATCGTGAAGCTGGTTATAACGCGCTAGCGGAATTGCAACGCACTGCCGGTAATGTGCCTGGCGCGTTTAAGTTTGGCGCGGGCGATTATCAAGCTGACCCAGGCTACGCATTCCGTTTGTCTGAGGGCCAAAAAGCGCTTGACCGCCAAGCCGCTGCCCGTGGTGGTTTGATCTCTGGCGGCGCTTTAAGAGCAGCGCAACGCTATGGTCAAGAGATGGGTTCGCAAGAATTTGGTAACGCATACAATCGGGCGCTAACGTCATACAACACTGGCGTGTCTAGTGAAAATCAGTTGTACAACCGTCAAGCCGCATTGGCTGGTATTGGTCAAACCGCTACTGGTCAAGTAGCGCAGGCTGGTCAAAACTATGCAAACACCGCTGGCAATCTAATAACTGGCGGCGCAGCCGCTCAAGCGGCTGGTCAAGTTGGCCAAGCCAACGCAATTACTGGTGGCTTGGGTACATATTTGAACTACAGCCAAGGCAACGCATTAACTAACGCATTACGTGGGGGCGGTTATGGCGGCAACTATGCTACCGTTAGCAACCCCTATTTCACCCCTATGGGTGGCGTTACACCATAAGGAACGACAATGGCTATTGACCCAAACATTGCTCTTGGCGTTAGAGGTATTGAAGTCGCCAATCCTTTGGCGCAGTACAGCCAAATTGCGCAAATTCAAAACGCGCAAAATCAAAATCAATTGGCACAGTTTCAACTTGGTTCGGCTCAACGCGCAGAAAAATCGCAGAACTTGTTAGCGGATGCGTATTCGCAAGCGACTGATCCAGAAACAGGCAAAATTGACTACAACAAATTGACTGGCCTTGTAGCGGCTGGCGGTGGTGGTGCGCAAATACCTGGCATTCAAAAATCACGCCTTGAGTTTGAAACCGCACAGACAGCGCAACAGAAAGCGCAAACTGATTTGTTGGACGCAAAGTTAAAACAATCGCGGGGGTTTCTTGACACGTTAGACCCTAACGATCCTACTGCCCCTGCACGCTATATTGCTTGGCATGAGGCTAATCACAAAGACCCAGTCATCGGCCCAGCGTTAGCCGCCCGAGGTGTTTCTGTTGACCAATCCCGTCAAAGCATTGAAACTGCAATTGCAAAAGGCCCATCGGCTTTTGCAGCCTTGCTAAACCAGTCTAAATTGGGCACTGAAAAGTTCATGGAATTGAACAAGCCTCAGTTGTCGACTAAAGACACTGGTGGCACAGTAGTCGACCGCACGTTTGAACCATTAACAGGCAAACTTACTACCCTCAGTACAACTAACAAAACAGCAACGCCTGGTGAGTTGTTGACCAACGCCCGCGCTAAAGAGAACATTGAAATTAGCCGGACAAAAATGCAGCGCGAAGCTGACCCAGTGTTCCAGCAAACAATGGCTGCTGCTAAAGCAACTGGCGAAGCAATTGCTAAAGGTGATGTGGCCGCTAAACAAGCGTTGCCCAAGATCATTAGTGATGCGCAGTTGGCGCTTGACGTTGTTGATCAGATGGTCGGCAAACAAGAAGTGCGCGACAAGAACGGCAAACTTATTCAAGCGGCTACCAAGCCCCACCCAGGCTTTCAAGATGCTGTGGGCGCTACTTATTTGCCCGGCGCTCGCTTTGTGCCTGGTACAAACGCGGCCAGCTTCCAAGCCTTGCAAAACCAAGTTGAAGGCACTGCGTTCTTGTCAGCGTTTGAAGCCCTTAAAGGCGGCGGCGCTATCTCTGAGAAAGAGGGTGAGAAAGCCACGGCTGCTCGTATGCGCATGACTTTGGCTCAGAACGAGCAAGAGTACATTAAAGCCGCCCGCGAGTTCCAAGATATTGTTCGCACAGGCGTGCAAAATGCACAACGTAAAGCTGGCGGCGCTGCTGCGGCTGGCGGCGCAGGCGGTGTGGACACTAGCAATCCTTTGTTGAAGTAAGGAGCCAAAATGGCAGATTTAGCCGCAGTCCTTACCGACCCAAATTTTGTCAACGCCAACCCTGCTACTAAGCAGGCGATCTTTGACAAATGGGCGCCTCAAGACCCTAACTTTGCAAATGCTAACCCTGCTACTCAGCAGGCTATCATGCAAAAGTTTGGGTTAGGCGCGCCAGCATTACCTACGGCTTTACAGCCTTCAATGCGCGCCGACACAGGCATGCCCGTTGAGCGCAAGCCGCCCACAACATACGAGCGCGTCCGTGAGTTTGTCACCCCTACCGTTGAGATGTTGGGCGCGGCAGGCGGCGGTTTGTTGGGTGCTGGCGCAGGCACTTTGGTTGCGCCTGGCGTTGGTACAGCAACCGGCGCAGTAGGCGGTGCAGGCCTTGGCTACGGCATGGCCAAAGAAGCGCTTAACTTGGCTGACATCTATATTGGCGGCAAAGCCCCACGCCAAGGCGCAGCACAAGTTACTGAGCCAGTTCGTAACGTCCTTGAAGGCGCAACCTTTGAGGCCGGTGGCCGTCTTCTTGGCCCTGCGCTTGGCTATGTGGCCGGTAAAGTCGCAGACCTGCGTCAGATCCCTCAACAGAAAGCCGCTAAGATCGTAAAAGACGCGCTTGGCCCTGACTTTGAACAAGTCACTAACGCCCTTCGCGCCGCCCAAGGCAAAGGTGTTAGCGCCGCGCAAGCTACTGCTGAGATTAACAGCCCAACATGGCAAGCGCTGATTGACCGCGCCACAGCACGCGATCCGCGATTCCTTCGTGCGCTAGAAGACACTCAAGGCAAAGAGTCTATTAACGCCCTTACTAGGTTAGCAGGCGGCGCTACTGCGGCTGAAGCCCGTGGCACAGTTGAGCAAGCTAAAACTAACCTTAACAAAGTGACTGGCCCCATGAGAGAAGCGTCGCTTAAGCGCGCTGACTTGGGTAAATACGTTGCCGATGAAACAGCCGTGCGCGAAGCAAATGACTTGGCTACGCTAATCGGGTCTGGCACAAGCGTTGACCCTGTTCGTTTTGCGGCCCAAGCCACTGGCGCTGAAAAAGCACTTCGCTCAGTAGGTATCAAACCGCTTGAAAGCGCGTCTCTTATCCAGCGCATTTCATCAACTGCCGACAACCCAGCATTTGCGGGTAACGATTTAATCAGCGGTGCAGTTAAAAACGTTGCTGACGACATCGCCAAGTGGACAGGTAGTAACGGTATTATTGACGCGGCGGCTTTAGAGGCTATCCGTAAGAATTCTGTCAACGCCGCTATTGCTCAACTGCGCCCAGGTGCAGACGCTACCGCCCAGCGCAATCTGGCCGCAAGCGTATTGTCTAAGATCAAGCCTGCAATCGACGACGCAATTGAAGCCGCAGGCGGCGCTGGTTGGCGCGACTACTTAAACGCACATGCCAAGGGCATGAGCGCAATTGCTGAAAAGAAACTGACAGGCGAAGCCTTACGTTTATGGAAAGCCGACAAAGATGCGTTTGTGCGCTTGGTGCAAAACGAATCGCCTGAAGCTGTTGAGAAGATCCTTGGCCCAGGTAAGTACAACATCGCCACTGAGTTGGCTGATGACGCCATGGCGGTGTTGCAAAACCAAGCGAAAAAGCGATTGGCGGAAATTTCCGTTAAGGAGCAAGTCAGCGCGGGTCAAGATGCATTGAAACAGTTGTTGCTAGACAACATGTCCAAGTTGCGTGTGCCATCATATTTGAGCGCTGTGGCTGCGACAACCAACAAGGCTTTGCAAATCTTAGAGAACAAGATTGGCACTAAGACGATGAGTACGCTGACCGAAGGTTTGAAAACGCCTGAAGGCGCTGCCAAACTGTTGGAGACTTTACCCGCCGCTGAACGCAACCGCGTAATTAAATTGATCTCTGATCCATCTGTGTTAGGGCCAACAAGCGCTAAAAAAGCCGCAGAAGCAATTCGTACCGGCACGGTCACTACTGGCGTCAATATGTTGGCGCCCGAACGCAACAACGAGAACGCGCTAAACAATCAGCCGGTGCGTAGAATTGAACTAACAGGTATGGCGCAGTGATGGACACTCAAGTTTTATTTAACATCGCGGTCAGTCTTGCAGGGTTTATGGGTGGGTGGATATTGAACAACATCTACCGATCCATTGAACGCCTTGACACGGACGTTCGGGCGTTACCTTTGAATTACGTCACACGCGATGACTATCGCAACGACATAAAAGACGTTCGGGAAATGCTTGGCAAAATCTTTGACAAACTGGATGGTAAAGTTGATAAATGATCATCGACCCCATTACCGCGCTCGAAGGACTACAAAGCGCGATTAGCGTAGTCAAAAAGGCAAGCAAGGTTGCTAATGACCTTGCTGGTCTTGCGCCGTCTATCGCCAAAATGTTCGACGCCCAGAGCAACGCCACTAAGGCGATGCTCCACGCCAAACGCTCTGGCGGCAAATCTAACTTGGGTGCGGCGCTTCAAATTGAGATGGCACTGGACGAGGCCAAGCGGTTTGAAGAACAGTTAAAAATGCTGTTTATGCAGTCTGGCCGCATAGACGTGTGGAACGCCACCAAAGCACGGCAAGCCGAGATGGATAGAGACGACGCCAAAGAGATGGCGGCGCTAAAGGCAGAAGAAAAGAAGCGCAAAGAGGAAGAGCAAGAGCAACTGGCGTGGGCGATTGGTATTGTCGTCATCGTCATGTTCCTTGGCGCTATCGGCTGGGGCATTGCTGAGATACAAGATATGTGCGCTAGAACGCGCTGTGGGCGATGAATGAGTATCAGAAGCAGTTTGACCTTTTCCTTAAAATCTTCGTGCGTCTGTGCGTGGTTTGGTGGGTGCTTGGCCTGCTCAAGTATTTGCCTGACGAGTTGGCAAAGAAAATTGTAGATAAACTTCTTGGAATGATTGGACTTGGATAATGCTCACACTACTGTCAACCCTTATCAGTTTCCTAATGGGCGGTTTGCCGAAGATTCTTGACTTCTTCCAAGACCGCGCTGACAAGGCGCATGAGTTGGCGCTGGCGCAAATGCAAATACAGCGCGAATTGGAAATGCGAAAGGCAGGTTTTGAAGCGCAAGAGCGCATTGAACACATCAAGTCTGAGCAGCTGGCCACCGAGAGCGCCGCCAACACCACGCAAGTTTTGATTGGCGCCCAGCAAGCTGAGATGCAAGCCATCTACGCCCACGACACGGCGCTCAACGAAGGCACTAGCGAGTGGATGAAGAACCTCCGCGCCAGCGTTCGCCCCGTCATTACTTATGGTTTCTTCTTTCTGCTAGTCTTTGTTGACATCGGTTTGTTCGCTTACGGCTGGAGCCGTGGCGTGCCATTTTCTGAGTTGGCCGAGATGCTGTGGGATCCTGAAACCCAAGCGTTGTTTGCTAGCATCATTGCGTTTCACTTTGGCGGCAGAGCGTTTGGCAAATGAACATCTCAGCCAAATGCCTGCACATGATTGAACACCATGAGGGTGTTCGATTTAAACCATACCAGTGCCCAGCAAAGCTGTGGACAATAGGAGTCGGACATGTTCTTTATCCAGATCAAGGCAAGCTACCAATGGATCAAAGAGGCGCTTACGCGCTTCGCCCAGAAGATAACCGCCAGTTTTCCAAGGAAGAAGTAAATGGGATTCTCAGAGGCGATCTTGATCGGTTTGAGCGTGGAGTGGCCAGATTCTGTCCTGTCCCTCTTACACAAGGGATGTTTGATGCTCTTGTGTCTTTTAGTTTCAATGTCGGTCTTGGAACACTCCAGCGTTCGACGCTTCGTCAGAAGTTGCTTCGCGGCGACAAAGAAGGCGCTGCTGAAGAACTTCTGAAGTACTGCATGGCTGGCGGTAAAGTCTTACGAGGACTTCAGAACCGGCGCATCGACGAGCGCGCCTTGTTCCTTAGTTAAGGTGCGGTACGCTTCAATCGCAGTCTTGAGGTCGCACTGCAACTGCTGAATGATGTCGTCCTGCTCGCACAGTTTGGCGTAAGCCTCGCCTGCGAACTTGGTCAAGTTGGCTTGGCTCCAAGTAGAAAAGTCTGGTCTGTTAGTCATTGATCTCTCTCTTTGATGGTGCGTCTAATTCAAGGCGGTAATACTTGGCGGGCATTTTGGCGTTCTTGTCCAAGTGTTTGCGCAGCCAGTCTATGCCGCCTAGTTCTTGAAAGATCATCATGTGACGATCTGTCAGCCTGATCTGGCGTCCTTTAAGCGGCTCAAGTGGTTTTGGGCGTGGCATATTGTTTCAAATGTCTGTTGGTTGTTCGGTTAATCCAGCATCTTTGGCAGTGCCATCTAACCCCTATGTCTACGCCGCCTTCGGGCGGTTTGTCTGCTTTGCACTCGGCGCAGAATTTAAATTTGTGCATTGTTTTTGAAGTGAGATGGGCATGTAAATACACGCCTTGGATTTGCTGTTTTGCACGACAAGGCGGGCAGTAGGCGCGCGTCGTTTGCAGTTCATGCACTTGGCGCATGGCTGAACGGGCGCGCATTCGATGTAATTAAAAAGCACGGACTTTCTCAGGTGGGGGCGGTTGCATGTTTTCAGACGGTGGCGTCCAACCATTCTCACGCCAGCGTGCCTGCACATCTGAGCCGCGCTGGTAGTTAAACGTGGGGTCGTTCAAGCACTTGCTCGGGTAGGTTATTTTAGTGCCTTGGGGTGGCGTCCAATTTATCATGGTTGTATTGCTCCTTTGAGTAGTTCTAGTCTCTCCCGCGCAACGCGCAGGGTGTTGTAGCGCTGATGAAGGCGCTGAAGCATGGAGACGCGCTTGGCGCCTTCACGTTCTTCGTTTAGCAGGCTGAGGACTTCCTCTTCGCTCAGACGGCTTAATTTGTTATTGAGGCTTCGCCAGGTGTCGTTCAATTTTGTTCTCCAGTTCAATAATCTCTTTTTTGCAATTAGCGTAAGCGCGGGCGGCGGCGTTAAAGTTACGATACCTAATACGTCTTTCGGCTTTGGCCGTTTTAAGTTTGGCCTTCCAAAGGTCTAGTCGTTTCATTTCAATGCTTCCTGTAGTCCAGCCAAACCGCCTACGCGCTGACCGTTGATAAAAATCTGTGGCATCTGGCGCACGCCTGTGGGCAAGTTGTCAAGTAGTGCGGGCATTGACTCAACGTCCATCTCAACATAGTTGATGTTCTTAGCCCGCAAAAGCTGTTTGGCGGCTGTGCAGTTGGGGCACTTGCGCTTGGTGTAGATCACCACTTCCATGGCGCTCCAATAGTAGGGTTGCCCCTTAAGATTGTTTTCCATGGCAATGCGGTCAAACTCGTCGTCTTCGTCGGTGCGGATCATGTGTTTCTCTCCTTAATGTCATAAAACCAATCGTCGCCAGCTGACCATTTGCGTGTGCCGTCAACCGTCCACAAGCGCTGCGCGGCTTGGAAGTCAGGGAACTTTGTCTCAGCAGGGATCAGGCTCTGGTCGTACCACAGGCATCGGTTGTTGGGCTGGCAGGCAAACTGGCCATTGTCCAATGCAATCCAATTGAAAGACTTATGCTCTTCGGCCTGCTCAGTAAAGCCAGTGTCTAAGTCCATGCCTTCGGCGCAGAAGTCCACCGTAAACAGATAGCGCCCGAAGTGCCATTTTTTGTCTTTGCCCAAGAACTTAACGCCCAGGTTACGCAAGCCAATCTTCTCAATGATCGTGAAACGGTAGCCCATGCAGTCCCACAGCTGGAGCGTGTCAATAGGCAGATTGCCAGCGTCTGCGTGCCAGACATAGGCGTGGATCGGCAGCTTGTCGTACAAGGCGCCGTAGTTGGGCAACAGCGACTCGATGCGGAACACTTGGCCACGCAGGGCTTTGAGGCTGACCCAGATGGCAGGCTCAAGTTCGTTGTGCCCCTTGTGGTCGTTGTACAAAAACTCGCGCTTTACAAAGCACTTCATGGGCGGCAGCGATGCCACGATATAACTCATAGTGGGGCGTCCTCAAAGTTATCAGGGTTGAACTTGGGCACGTTAGCGCCCTTGTCCTTGGGGTTTGGGAATGGTGGGAATGGCCACATTATTTAAGTTCCTCCATGGCAATTTCAGAGATGGCGCGCTTGTCGTGAAGCGCCGCCCAGATTTTCTCGTCGACCGTTTTGTTGGTCAGCATCACGTAGCACCACACATCGTGTTTTTGCCCGCTGCGGTGCAAACGACCAATGGTCTGTTCGTACAACTCCAGACTCCACGGCAACGACAGAAACACCATGTGACAGCCGCCGTGTTGTAAGTTGAGTCCGTGTCCGGCTGATTTTGGGTGGACGGCCAATAGCCTGACCTTTCCAGCATTCCATCGCTCGATGACGTTTGCGTCATCAAGGGTTTGCAAGTGTCCGAAGCGTCGCTTGAGTTCGGCGAGTTCTTCTTGGTAGGTGTAAGCAATGATGGTGTTGGC